GTTTCAAGATTCATCGGATGCTCGGAAGCATCAATAATACCGCTTATTTTTCTTTTTGCCATAATATTATCTCTTTTATATTATCAAAATTATTCGTTAATTGTTGCTACCGTTCCATGCGTCCGCTCCGTTCCACGGCTCATCACCTTTCCAATAACCAATTCCAAAGCAACTGCTTATGGCAGACCATACTAGCCTTGCCCCAACATAAACAGCCGATAGAGCACGTTTTCCCACGTATACAGCCGTTATTTCCTTTCCATGTATGCTTATCATATTTAATCCTCCTCGTAGATAAGGTACAATATATTATCATCCTTTTCAGGTAATGCCTCAAAATCATCCTCACTTATAGGCTCATGACGATATGCCAATACCTTTAAATCGCCAGCATCAAGCACATACAAAGAAGTGCCTTGCATATACAGCTTATCCGCAAGCGGTATGCCGTTCTTTTGGAACATAGCAGATGACGGTATGCCATCGGATTCCCAATCACCATGCAGTGAACCTTCTACTCTGTAGGCAAACCTTTTCGCATTCCTTACCCATACGATTTCCCCACCCGGCACGGTACTTTTATCCGGCTTAATCTCTCCTTCCTCAATAATATCGGAGAAACGAGCCGTAGCTCCCTGTAAGGATGCTGTTGTGGTATTCTCCACTAATTCTACAGCATCTTCGGCCTTGGCTGCTGCATCGTTTGCGTCTTTGGTAGCATCAATAGCATCTTGCGTCTTGTCTTCCAATCCGGCAATGGATTCTTCCGCCTCTTTTGCTGCTGCATTCGCACGGGTAGCCGCATCATTCGCGACCTTACTTATCAGTTCAAAAGGAACATTTACCAGTTTATCCCCTTTCTGGCCGGGAAGTGATTTCACTCCGGTAAGCGAGGTTACAGTCTCCATATCCTCCACACCGGTAGAAGATTGGAGTATACGGTCCAATACCTCCTGAACAATCTGTTCGATATTTATTCCTTCTGCCATAAGCCTATTTTTCTATTAGTTTTACAACTTGCGAATAGCAACCAGGAGTAAGACCGGAAACTGCTTCTTTTATTATTACAGCATCTTCCGCCGTTATATCAATTTCCCCTTCTGCATCCATTATCTGCATACACAAGCGATACGCCCGTAACTTTTTATCAGTATCTGTCTGCTGGTTACCACTCGGACGAATGCTCGTCCCATTAAATAGGCATTGCGCTACAATATGACCAACAATTTGCGGCTCATTATTTATCCGCAACGGCTGGCCGTCAAAATCCTTGAAATAGTCATTAAGATTCACTTTCATATCCTTAAACTTTTAAATATATGTCATCTTTACAACAATACCATTAACAACCTCAAGGGTATATTTATAAGTTGCAAAATCACTCTTTACAATCCACTGGAAGGTACCAGAAACACCCTTCCGGTAACTGTAGGTTCCATCGCTGGCCAGACTCCATCCCGTACCGTAATTATTCGACAGGATATCGTTACAATACACCGACCCGTTCACATGTACACCACCATCAAAATAGCCGGCATAAGTATTGGCACTGATAGGATAGCTCTGTCCAGAAGACTTGCTGGAAGCATAAATGGCAGCCCCGCCAGAATTGGAACCTACGGTCTTTACCCCAAATTTTCCCTGTGTAGCCGCATTAAAAGACACGTCCACAATGCCTTCCATATCTGACTGCGACACACCGAGTTTCAGGCTGCGCGAGTCATTGCCGAAGTAATCTCTTGCTTTCCAGTATAATCTTCCGGATTCAATAGTAAAACCACCGATTTTACCTTCGTAGGCATATACCGTTCCATAAATTTTAGCATTACGTGTTTCAATACTTCCGTCAGGCAATATTTTAAAATTATTATTCGCTGTTACCAGTCCTTCTAAAGTGATGTAATCTCCCTTTATCTTGACACCTTCAACGCTGGCGCCTATGAGGGATTTAAGATTTCCGTCACTGTCAATAGCAAACATTCCAGCCATATCACTCTTCGTAATCAATCCCGCTCCAGAAACAAGATTCCCTTTTCCATCAAAAAGGCCGGAAGCCAACAAGTTCATATCAGCCTTGGTCACTATTTGGGAAGATTCAAGAATGTTACCATCCTTGTCAAAATTACTGGCTGCTATTTTCACCAGAAGATCACTTTGTTCAAACAGTGTTCGATATTTGTAGGTAAGTGCATCCACTTTATTTGTGGAGAATACCAACAAAGAAATATAAATGACACCTGTGAAAGAAAGCTTGAAATCGCCTGTACCATTCCACAATCCATCAAGCGTAAACATCCTCTCGGTATTGGATACTGGAAGTTCTTCCTCATATCCGAACATGGCAAAATCTTCAAATCCGGTTTTATCGGCATTAACAAACTCAATCTTCAAACTACCAGCTTTGACTACACGATATGTAAAAGACAAATACACAACTCCTGGTACTTTCAGCCCCTCACTATTGGTTTGCTTATATTCCGGCACTAAACGAAAATCTTCCAACCGTTGCATAATGTAGCTGTTTCGGATATATGCGTATGGTATCTTTCCGTCTGTGCGTATTTCAGCATGACCTCCCGGTTTTGTCGACAAAGGACCATTATTCGCCCATATCCACTTTCCACCCAATGTCAGCAAAGTTGCATTCTTCCCTGTTGTCCATTTCTCCATACCGTTAGCGAAAGAAGTGTTATCAAAATAACTCTGCTCCTCACGTATTTCTTGGCGCAAGCCTTCTACCGCTGAATGTATTTTCCCCTCTGTAATCTCAAAGCGTGTCAATATATCCTCACCGGTCATTAAGACAAATGTACCTTTCAAATATACGTTATCGCCATAAAGCCCATTTCCTTTAGGTTGTTTGTCGGCGGGAAAGGAACTATCTTTAATACCATCCAAATTACCGAAACGACAGCGCAAACATCCGTTGAAGTTCTTGGCTTTTACTCCGTCCAAAATATCGATACGAGGCTGTCCGTCTTCTGTAGCCGATATACTGATAAGATTCTGACGTAACTTATTCTCTGTATTACCCATCAATACACACTCATCGCCTACAGTTGGGGCTACACCACCAAATTCGGAAACAGGTACTGTAACGCCGTTTACATCGGCCGAAGCAATTTCCACCCAATAAGCCTTGCGAGACGCACCACTAGTAACAGCGCAACGCATCAAGTCATGGACCATAAAATCACATTCCTGCTCAAAAAGGATGCGGTAGTTATTACCTTGGCGAATAACATCCTTTATTTTTCCGTTAGCTGCAGAAACGATAAACTGACCGCCTATGCTACGCACTTTCTGTATTAGTAGTTCAAGGGCTACCAATGATTGCCGGATAGTAGCTTTATCTATAGTGAGATGACTTAATCCGGTAAGCTGGTCTATCCATATCTGCCAGCCTTCACCAATCAATCCATCTACAAACTTGGTACTGCGAAGTAGCTCCCGAATAACAGCAGTCAGAAATTCAGCATTCCCTAAATCATCAATATTGGCTCCTGATTTACCTTGAACGAAATCTCCAAGTTTAATGCCTTTTAAAAATGTTATTAACCCCGCTGCTGTATCGTTTAACTTTTTGCTTACTGCATTGTCCGCTATTTCCTTCAACGTACGAAGCGATGAGAGTACATTCTTATCTGTAAAAGGTCTTTCATCATACTTTTCCAGAACCGTAACACTACCATTTCCACCACCGCCGTTTATAGTGGCCTGCATAGAACTTATCTGTCCTTCTATCTTATCTTCCCATTTCTCTGTTAGATAGTTTGATACGACACACGACAGCTTTCCGGTTTTCAGATTCTTTTCTGTGGAAACAATACGAATGATTCTACTGATATTACGAGACGGTATGCTTACAGTTATCAAATCCCCACACTCTAAGCCACCTTTTTCCCTCATATAACGATAATCCACATCAAGAGTAAACTTTACCCTTTTTTGCGAATAAAAAGCAAGCCAATCCGTAGCTTTCTCACGCAACTTTGATATTGCAGCTTGCTTGTATGCCTCTCCGAGACGAATACCAGTAAAATTAAACTCCTCACCACCTCTCAAATGTTTGGCCGCTGATGGGATAAGAGGTCTGCTTTGAGTCTCCGGGTCAATGGAAGCCAATTCATCTTCTTGGTAGATTAGAGTTATTTTCTTATTAGAATTATCCCACTTAAATTCAAAGGATTTTCCCATTAAATCTCCTGTGAGAAAATTAATACGCGCATCATCGCCAATAGCCAATTCGTCGATATTAAAATCAATATCACGGCATATAAACTCACGATAATTCTCCCCCGTAGGATTCTCAACAAAACCAGTAAAAGAGGGATGAATATTATCAAAGACAATCTTTTTCTCAACTGCCCGATTGGTTTCTGAAAAGTTTTCCAAATACTTTTCGGGCAACATCAAACGTCCTTCTTCATCGCCTTCCCCTGGAGCCATATTCTTTGTTCCACCAACTGGATATACACGGGTAGTAACATCACCACTATCAACGTTGCTTTGCTCTACCTCATACAATCCGCCACCTTGCCCTTGTGTAAATGTCAGATTTCTTTCATTTTCAATGCGTGATACATAATTTATCGTATGGTCATGTACATAATACTCATAGCCATACGCCGAAGCCAACTCTGATAATAAACTACGGCAATCTATCCCGTCAAAAGACAATGTCATATATTCTGTATCAGGAATATTGCCAAGCTGCCACCCTGTATCTACCCCTAAAGGATTGTCATTTGTCTTGTTGACATTCCATATCAACAACTCCAACCAATCCCTCAATTTTCCCGTAAGAGTAACGCGGACGCTTTTGGTTATCTTATTGGTGAGAATCTTATCTATTAAAGTATATTCCGGTGCTTCAAATAAGTATGTTGTAGTATGATTCACAGAACTTTTATCGGCAAATTCAGATGCACGATTAATTTTATATTTTATTCCGCCAACCCTTATAAAATCCCCCTCTTGAATATCAGGAATGGTATCAGTTACCACAGTTACCGATACTTCATTCTTATTCATTATGCCATTAGCCAATATAGCATCATCAGATGCAATACTGGCTACCTTGGTATCAATTCCAGAAACTACACGATATACCTCTAAGATGTCAATCATTGCTGCATTACTCTACATTTTAAATCGAATTCCAATACATGCTTAGTCCGCACTGTAACGGTTATTCCATCTTTAAAATATATTCTCATGCGCTCATTATCTTTCAGAGTCAAATTTCTAAGACCAGGACTAATACACAAAGCTGAAAACCTGCTCATGCTTGAGTATAACCTTTCCAAGCTGCTCCCCAGCATAGTACACTTTAATGTCAATGTGGTAGGCTCACGATATTTATTTTGCATATATGGCAAAGTCGTACCTATCTCTATCCGCTTTCCAATAGCCTCAACACCAGAACGAGAAGATACATAAATCCCAAAATCAGCACTTAAAGAATAGCCATCCATTACGTAGTTATTCCCACCTGACGGATTAATGTCTATTTTTGCCGGAATATAGCTTTGTTGCCAAAATTTTACTTGCACAATAGCCATATTCAAAGTAACATATTCTTCTACAGAAATCTCATCCTTACAGATAACATTAAAGCTACCAAATCTAGTCGATAAACGCCTGCATGAAATACAAGCCTTCTTTAGCTTATCTAATTGGGATTTTACATTTTCAGAGCGAACCACCAAAGATAGAAGTAAAGTCCGGCCATCCAGTTCAATATCTTCTGCATCAACAAACGGTTCAATACCGGTTCCCCAATTATATTCCGTTATTCCTTTACGCTTAGGAAGGTCAAATACTCCTGATATGGCAATACAATCTTTTGTCTGACCTACATAGGGAAAAGCATCGTAAGAAGATATATCTATATCGTCAAGTTTATAACTCATAAGTGGCTCCTTTCCGAACTATTAAATCAGCTCCCGTACAAGTTGCATTGCCATATAGATAAACCGTAACATGAGCACCACTACATTCATCTACGATTATATCCGCATTATCCAAAGCATCTATAATCAAGCGTGCCCCATTGGAAGCCCGAATATTCAACTTTGTACAATCAGCAGCCCATATTCGGCACATCATTCGTTCTGTTATTTCCACTACGGCATAACACTTCCCCACAAAGGCTACTTCCTTTTGATTTTTCACATTTACTGTTTCATCGGCATATAATCCTTGTCCGTGCATCATATCTCCAAAATTAGAGCGAATAAATGCACTCGATGGGGTATGTCTTGAAAGACAAAACTTAATATTATCAAAGAAACATCTAATCATCTCTGCCTTGGATTTTGTTTCAGCCAACTCTTGAAGCCCTTCATCGCAGGCTCCGGCAGCACCCGCTAATAATGCAATTCGTTCTTTCAGTTTCATACTATCCTCTCCCATTATAGTTTTTAGTGTTTTTTCTTATTTCATCAAGCTTTGTTTCCAATGATTTGATACCCGTTTTCAGTTCTTCAACAAGAGTTCCGGTATTATCTGCCGTTGCTTTTGTATTATTGTTTATTCCAATAATCTGCACATAAATATTAGCAATATTGGCAAGCTGCGTCCGGCATTCTATAAAATGCTCATGGCTCAAATTAAGCAAAGAACGTATATCTAAAGCAGACATATTCCATAGACCTACAAGCTGGGAAGCGGTGCCCTCAGTTACCGCAGCCTGCAGCTCACCAGTAACGCCATTCTCCATTTCATCTTCAACTTCGCTATTTACAAGTCCCAACTTCTTCAACAATTCCTGATAA